GACCTTTTAGACTGGATGTTGCCTTAATACGTTTTGAGTTATTAGGTATTAGATAAACAGCATCACCATCAAAGTCAGCACCTGATAACTTGTGTGCAACTTTAGGATGAATACCAATAGCATCAGTAGCATTACCTAAGATCTTTCTGGCAGGTCCTTTATTATTGACAGTGAGTTCAGGGATTTCAAATGTACCACCATGAGGATACCGAATCAGTACAACCTTCTCACCATTACGATAGTTCGGAGCATATACTTCATTTGGTTTCATGTCAGGAAATGGAAGTAGAACATGACCTTTACTTCTAGGAAGACCCAATACTTTAAGATGCTGTTCTTTAGATTCAATACCGTCAGCATATGATTCTAATAGATGCTTCTTAACAATAGGGTTAGTCAGCTTAGATATACTGGCATACTCTTTATCAAGTGATTTGTATGTTGCACTTAGACGATCCTTAACTAATGAAGTGGGTTGCTTGGATAGGAATTGTGCTGACCATTTATTACCAGACCATCCATCCCAGTCACCTTCCTCATTAACAATATTAAGTGCACCCTTCTGACGATTGATAGTGGTACCAAATGGATTATCTTTTGAGTTCTTCTGTGCTTTAAAGACTTTCTCTTTTGGTGTTCCTTTAGGCTTGTTAGTATTAAAGACTAAGTCCTTACCAGCAGGTATATCATCAGAGTACATTGCCATACCTTTCATGTAATGTGTTCCATCAATACCAATACGAACTTGTGCATATCGAGAGGATCCTAAATCAAGGTCGTCTACATTACGGCGCATTTGGATAAGACCATCACGATCTACTCCACCTTTGTCACCATAACGAATAGCCACTCGATCCCAATTAACATTCTCAATAGGCTTAAGTTTAGAATATGATAGTCCACCATCTTCAGACCAAGCTTCAGGCAATCTGATTTCATCTCTATGTAACTTTACAACATCAATGTCAGGTTCTTTAGTTAGAACTCGAACTGTTGTCCACTTATCCTTGTCGGTTAATCTACGAACATAAATGTCATGCTCATAATAACCTTCTTCTTTAAGCTTCTCAATAGATGACTTAAGCTTAGTTCTAGATATTCCTAAGTGCTGTTCAGTACCAACACCAACATCCAAGTATGGAGTTTCTTTCATCAAGCTCTTTAAGGTATCAGTCGTTGTATTAATCTGCTTTGTCTTAACTTGATCCTTAGTTGAAATATAGTTTCTAATTGTAGATTCTGGGATCCCAGTCTTTCTATGAATCTCTGCATTAGATAAACCATCTTTCTTCATACTGCTAACGGTTTCACTTAATGCTTTCTTACGATCTTCATTAGCAATTGCAATTCTGCTACGTAATACTGAAGTTGTAATTCCAAGATGCTTTGCGATCTCTTTATCAGTTAAACCTTTTGCTCTTAGATCATCAACATCTCTTAAAATATGATTCTCACTTTGATAGCCATCTTTACCACTACCCCAAGGATAGCGACCTGAACGACGTTTAACACCATAATGCTTTAACTTATCCTCATTTGCAGTCATCACTATTCTCCCTCTTCATCCTGTAGTTGTATTAGGATTGCACTAAACCTCACGATCTTATCCATAATGTCTGCAATTCTATATGGATCTGGATTATTCTCTTTGATTCGATTAGCTTGGTACAATCTTTGAACGATTTCTATCTTAGTTGGATCTACATCATACTCTAGGCAGAACAAGGCTGCATAGATATCTAATTGATTAAACTTCTTAACTGGAATGTCTCCAGTCTTTAAATCATGGATTCTAAGCACACCATCTCGAAAGCTAATAGCATCTGCTGTTCCAAAGGCAACATCACTATAGTATAATACTTTCTCTGATTCCATGTTGAATCCTATTGCATCATTTACGAATTGATTAACTGACTTCTTCAAACGTCCTAATTTAATTCGATGCTTAATAGCTTGTGATGCAAATGCATGTAATTCAGTTCCTAATTCCTTTCTCTTTGAGCTCTCATAAATCTGTCGAACTCTATCTTGGTCATAGTTAAGCCAACTGTTCTGACTGGCTCCTAATAATGCGTGCTTTCTAGATAGATCGTAATGCTTGTTCCATTGCATTTAAAACATCCTCTTCATTCTCTGGATTGATAAACGAAGCATATGTAAACTTGCTCCAGTATTCAATGTAGTAATCTTGATTGGGTTGATGGCTAGCCGTGGGCGACCTTTTAACTTCTAGAAAAGCCCAATTGCTTTTATAAAGAACAATCAAATCCGGGACACCTTGAATATAGTTTGGATCGTTCTTTAACACCATTGCACCATCTAACCTTTTCTTTATCTTCTTTATGAGCCTTGACTGAAATATAGATTCTTTCACTGCTTTGCTCCTGATCTCTTAGCCCAATTAGATTCATTGAACTTCTTCTTAGTTTTTATTGCTTTCATAACTGAGTTATCAATTCCAGAATGACTTAGTAAGTAATAGTATGTCAGATCATGATACTTATTATTTGCTCTGTCTATTCTTCCTTCTGATTGTTCCATAATTCGATATGAGTAGTTAGGAGAGTAGAATATCATGGTTGATGTAGTTGTACAATTCCATCCTTCAGATCCAGATGTATACTGCACTAAATATGCCCATGACTTTCCTTTTGGAATCTCATCATGTCGATGTCCATTCCATTCTCCAACAGATCTGCCATCTTCTTCTAATACTTTTCGAAGTATGTCTAACTCATAATTGTAATTGTAGAATATGACTGCAGTCTTTTCATTCTCTAATACTTTCTTAAGCTTGTTGATACGAGATTGATCTGTTGCTACTATCTTGCGTATGACTTGCGTGAACTGTGATGGATTCTCTAAGGGCTTACGACTCCATGGGTCAGCATGGGCTGTTTGCACAAAGTGATACATCTTTTTATTAAAGTCTGAGTATAAATACTCATGGCTTCGCGCATTCTTGTTATGATAATCCATATTAACTAGAATGTGGTCACGTAGTTTCATCAACAGATCAGTGTTATGGTATGCAACAATCTTAGGATACTTTTGAAAACGATCATACTCAACATGTCGAGTTGTGAAGGCTGTCTTATTTTTATAGAACCCATTGGCAACAAAGATGGGCATGAAGTCCATCCAATTGTCAGCGGGTGTAGCAGACAGCAATATCCACTTGTTCTTGTGAGCAATCTTTATTAATGTCTTTCCCCAAGTTCCATACTCAGTTGCTCGCTGCTCATCAAATATGAAGAAAGCGTCACTAATTGATTTGTACTTAGTTATGTTGTTCCATGAATCAACTACTAAGTTCTTTACTCCTAAGGCTGCTGCATCCTTTTCCCAATCCTTGGTATCTCTTTTCTTTGCTGTTGTTATGACGAATAGCTTTCTCTTCTTAAAGTTTGTCTTCCAAAAAGAGAGAGCAGTCAATGTTTTTCCACTACCAACTGCTCCACAAAGAATTGATCCAGAATGCAGTTTATTAACTGCCTCTTTCTGATAATCAAATAGCTTTACCTTACTAGATGATACCATACTTATCAGCAAATTCGTCAGTGTCCAAAGTTACATACATTGCTTTCAAATATGCTTTCACACCATGCTGACCATTGACTTCCCAATGGTATGGACGAACAACAATATCACATTGTTCAATATCTGCCCAGTCCAACATTCCTAAACTATCTTCTTCAAGTGCAGTATGTTCTCCATTTGAAATGATGTAGATCTTAGGTGGGTATGCATTAAATCCAATTTGAATAGATAGATATGGTCTTTGGCCTTCTTCTACTTTTTCGGGTTTTGGATAACGAATGTTCCAACCCTCTTTATCTAGTTTCTTTGCTTCATCATCTTCTAAGAACACAACAAAGTTTCTTGAACCAGCCTGGTTGTATGCAGTTTCTTTTCCTGCGAAGTTTCTAAAGCCGATTTCTACATTTCCTAAGTTAAGTGTTCCTGCATTATGTTTAACCATAATATCTCCTCTTCTGTGTCGTTGTTTTTCTGCTTGTTGTTGTTTTTCTACAAAAAAATTGGAGGCATATTCCATCCTCCTCTACTATAGGGTATGTTTTTTCTGCGGATTTTTTTCACGCACGCTATATCCCTTGTGGGAGTAAGGCTAAGCTAGGTACCGTTTTGCCTTGTCTCCAAAAACGTCACGAGCTAATCCCACTTTTTGCACATCTGCGACTGCATCGGACACCATTTGCTCATAATAATCCATATTAACATCATCCAAGTTAGTATAATCAGTTGATAGTTTCCAGGACACACCTTTAGTCCCAGCTACTGCTGCTTCCTTATACTTACGACTTCCATCTTCATTAAGCGCATCAGTATCAATACGCTTTAGTAATTGTCCACCCGTCTTAGAAGCATAGAACTGTCCAACCTTTCCAACAAACTCATCATCAATATACATGGTACCTTTCTTAACTGACTTAGTAACAAAGAAGTCAGTTTGATTAACCATCTCACCAGTACACAATGTTTTAAAGATATAAGGATTTTGGAACTCAGCCCCAATTGCTTCCCATTGTCCATGGTCAGGCCATTCATCATTATCTTCAACTTTACCAACAAGCACAGCTTTATTAAGTAAGGCAAGTCGATCAAAGATATGTTCAACTTCAAAGTTATAACCATAGTGCTTACCAAAGTCAACAACGAACTTGATTTGCTCATCGGTTGCCTCCGCCAGTTTAATTGAATCAGTCTTAATATGAATTACTTCAAAGCCTCTGGATTGTGCAGCCTTCTTAAGATCAATCATAAACAAAGCTCCACGCTTTGCAACAATGTTATCTACATTCAATGGACTTCTAAACTTGTTATCGAATAATGCGGAAGTCATTCCATACACAATATTAATAATAATCTTCATTGCATATGCCAGTTGCTTTGCTCTTGCCTTATCACCAAGATATGGTTTCAATGCACCATTAAACATTTTACCAGCTTTATCAAAGTCTCCATGCTTCACATAGATACGAGCTTGCTTTAGATCAGCAAATCTTTGAGTGTATGGTCCAAAGTAGTTTAGCTCAATTAAAGATGTTGGATGCATAGATGCCACATCAATTTCTACAACATGCTTGTATGTTCCTGGTTTAGAATATACATAGCCACCTTCGCCAACAACTTCACCTTGGTACGTAGACTTCCCACGCCCAGCTTCTTCTTTACCATACTTGTTAAACTTGTAACCTGGGAATTGTTTACTGAGATCTGTGTAGACAAATTTATCTTGAGGTCTCTTGTCGTTACCAAATAAGAACTTAGCAGCTTGTTGCTGTGTTGTTGCATTGATTGGGAGTCCAGATAATTCTGTTAGAATCTCTCTAGCCTTATAATCATCATATGTATAATCAAATAATGCATTTGTTGCATCCACATCATTACCACAGTATTCAGCTGCTCGATCCCATTCAGACTTGTCTAATGGTTTGTCCCATGGGAATTCAAACTCGTCATGCTTCATACCCATTTCAATTTCCCATTTCTTCAATGACTGCTTCTTTGAGTTGTACTCATAAATGTCAGCATACGCTAAATCATAGGCATTAACATTAAAACCACCTTGGGTATTATTAATAATGTCTTGTGACCGATGGAACAACTGGATAGGAGTTTCACCCAAATATGCTCCATACAAGATATGATTATCATATCGTCTATTGTTAAACCCAACTAAAGGTTTCTTAATCAGTTCTTCAATCTGTTGAGGTGTCGGATTAAACCAGACTGTCTTCTTGTCAGTTCCATACTTCTTAAACTCAACAAGCAATAAGTTTGGATAAACTTCCAAATCAAAGAAGTATAGATCTTCTTTAGGATATGTCTTACGTGATACATTCTCTTTTTCAATGGAACCGCCATCTTGTTCTTCATCTGTATTCTTAAACTTCATCTTAGCTACAAGGTTCAAACAATATGCTTTATGATTAGTAGACTTACTTGCAAATACCATGACATCTTTTGCAAGATCACTAACATCATACTGAACCCCTTTACTTTCCGCTTCTTTCAGAATATGATCTATGAAGTCAATGCTTGGTTTAGTTGCTGAGTGATACTCTTTTCTTAAATTTCTTTCGATTGCTGTTCTCATCTTTTGTTCATTCCAAATCATATCTGTTGAATCATACATAGTCTTTGTCTCCGTTTTCTTTTCTAATTTTAATTCTTCTTGCGTTGCTTCTGCTATCTTATTTGTGTTCCATAGAACTAGTTTTCTTCTTAACGAACTATTACCTTTAAATACTTTCACTTCAATATTGTGAGATATAATTGATGATAATTCAGTGGGGTCACCCTTATAGAGATAATGCAAGTGAACTCCTTTACCTGACTTAGATGTTTCTGCATATGTTGGTGGGTACTTGGACGCTTCCATTGTATTACGTTCCAAACTCTTGTTACCTTCTGCATCACGTAAGTCGAAGTCAATAACAATTAAATTCAACGGAACCTGCACATAATGCAAGTTGGTTTCATCAATGTCTGCTAGCGTTGTAGTAACTTGATCCCACTTCTTCTTAGGTGTTCCATTATCATTAGCATATTGAGCTGGAAACTCTTCTCCATACTCACTAAATGGTTTGACTTGTGGCTTTGATAATTTAAGCCAGCCCATTTGTGTATCCATCTGAACTTCTGGTTCTTTCTTATCTTGATTTGGAAAGAGTACATCATGCTTTAACCCCCAATATAAATTATATTGTGCCACTCCATCCACCATCTTTCTATCTTGATTGTGCTTGTAATATCTTTTAAGTTCATTCTTCAATTTTGATTTGGCTCCTTCAGTTGACAGGTCTCTATCATTCAGGAAATCCTTATACAATTCATTTGCTCTTCTTAATGTTACTGAGTCACCTAGACGTTCATAGTTCTCGATCATGAAGCTGAACATAATATCTGTAGCTTCTTGCATGTCAGTATTAACGTCATCTCGATATGCAGCTGGTCCTAATTGCTTGAAGACGTCCATGGCTTTTTGTGCAATTGCTGCTTTCTCTTTAATTATGCCAGCCATCAACTCATTATACCTGTGAGGCTCTACGGTTCTCCCTGAGGGCTCTACGACTATGGCACGTCTATTTATACCAGCATCCACGTTACGGCTCTTATATCGCTGATTAGAGGCTGTTATTAGCAATCCATTAAACGTTACATCATACTCTGCTTGATACTTCTTATTAACGGTTAATGACTCATGTGACGTAAGCTTCAATAAGTTGGTATCATTCTTGATTATACTAATGTTACTATCTGAATCAATCAGGACTGGAATCTCTTGAACATCAGAGGTACCAAAGGTTGAACCATCTGTCAGTTTGTGCAGATCTATGTTAGCTGCATAATCTTCAAATATGGTTTCAAAGATATTTATTACAGTTCCCTTACCGGTTCCTTTACCACCATAGATGTATAAGAACTTTTGAATGTTATGCATTGAATTTGTAAGTGTTGCTCCCATTCCCCAAAGTAACTTAGTCAAGTTTGCATTATCATACAGAGTTCCTAATAACTCATCCAGATTTTCAGTTGATCCCTTCTGTGGTGTATAGGACAATTTGGTTGTGGCATAATCCTCTTTAACAATCTGCTCATTACCAAATATGATTCTCGTGTTGAAACTTGGAGCGTCCGTTTCTAATATTTTAAAAGCTTTAACAATTCCATCAGCAACCTTTGAACTTGCATCCGTTGCTTTCTTTTCAATAATCACCAATTTTGGATTTGACTTAAGCATCTCTTTTTTCTTTGCGTCTACCAGCTTGTCAATAGACGACCATAAGTTGTTCATACTTGTATCCCATTTGGTTCCATTCCAGAAAGCGTAAAATGCTCCACCTCTTATTAATAGATCTTTCGTATCTCTCAAAATTAAGGTTGGCATTAAAACGGCATCAATTTTTCGGTCGTTGGGGTTGGCTATATTTTTGATCTCAATAAAGTCCATTATAGCTCCTTTCAACCATTTGTAGTTTTTGTTGTTTTTTTTTCATATACTCTCTATATATATATTTATTTTTTTATAGTAACAATGTCATTTTAGGGGAAAAAAACAACAAGCCATCGGCAAACCCTTATGGGAGTAGGCTTTAACCCCTGTTAAAATTTGTTGTTTTTTTTCAGGAAAAACCACAAATCCTGAATTCAGGATTAAAATTCTCTAATTTTTACCATTTGTTGTTTTTATCCAGGAAAAACCACAAATTATTTTAGCTGTTTTTTGGCAAATTTATACCATTTTTCCTTCTTTACACGTCCCAAAAAGCTCTCAAATTCGTATTCAAAACTGTAATATTCGACTGCTCCATTGTCATATTGAGGTAATTTAAACATTGAAACCTCTCCAGTTTTTGAGTTTACGAAGCTTCCATTAGCCAAAGATCTTCCCAATTGAGCTAAATGTCGGGCGTCATATTGACCAAATGTTTGAGCTAAACCTAAGTTTTCGAGTATCATATTGGCCCAAAATATCTCATTCAACCCCATCTTTTTAGTCAACTGGTTCACGAAATACATCACAAATTGACCGAAACTTACCTTAGCAAAACGGTCAACATTTAAGTTTGAGTCATTGGGATTCATTGCATTAATAGCATCTATATACAACTTACCATACAAATCTAAGTCTGCACGTCTCGTTGGTTTTAATCGAATGTAATATAAGTCTTGAATTTGACGGTGAACTTTCTCCCAATCATTCAGACAGGTCAACTCCTCATCAACCCAATCATTGTATCGTCTACTATCAATGTCTCCTAAATTGTAACGCCTATCAACAGTCCTCATTCTAATTTCCCCTTCTAATTGAATATTTATTCTGTGCCTTAGCTGTACGAACTCCTAAATATATAAGGAATTCACTATCAAATCCTAAGCCTTTTACTTCACTATACTTCTGATGATCCAATCCAAACATATTGTGACTATCTCTTATCTCTCCCCAACTAGCCTGATCAATTATAATAGCTTCATTATAAGACGGAACATTAAGGTTATACATAATTAAATGGGCAGCCGATTCATAATCAACAGCACTAATATGATCTTGGATCTTCTCTGAATAGTACATTACTACCTCAGAAAAGCTAACAAATCCAGGATCATGCAAGTCATACTTTTTACATAATGATATCCTTTTATCATACATATACTTCCAAACTTCTAAGTCTTGCTCACGGTGTGGCGTATAACGTACTGTCAAGAGATGCTTAAAAGCCTTTAGGATATCTGGACTATCTAAACCTTCAAGCATTAACTCTTGATAACTATTGTATGTCTGAGCCATTGATGTCACCTAACTTTCTGATACGATCTTCCAATTCATCGTCATCCAAACCTTTCAAATATAAGTACATTGATGCCTCTGAATCAAATGAATCAAAGTCCCTATGCAATTGTCCAGTACCTAATCCATAGATGCCAAAGCCGTCGGGGTCTTCATTAAACATGCCTTCAATTGCCTGATAACAAATATCCTTAACTTGAGTGGGGTATACATATCCATGACCGATTAATCCTAAATGACCTAAGAATAAATGGCACCAATAGTAAGCTCCAAAGTCATACGCCTTATCAATCATCTTAGCAGAGACTAATAGGACTTCAGCAAAACTAGCTTTTTCACTAATTGGGCTTCGACCATTATAGAAGTCTTTACGCATACGAATTATCTTAAGATATAGTTGTAAATCACCATCTCTGTATGGGTAGAATGGAATCTCAAACAACTCAGTGAGACGTGAATATGTCTGGCTCTCTTTAGGGATTCCTCGTAACATCCAGTCAACATAGGTTCCCATGGCAGTTGTGTAATCTAACTTCATTATTAGTCATCCTCCATTCCAGAGTATCCAATGTCGTCATCAATGCCATCATCTGGATCATTCCAATTAATATCATCGTCATCATAATCCATATAGCTCTTCTCATCAGCAATGTCTAACTGTGTCTTATTCACAAAGTAATCGTATTCATCAAAGAATGAGTTTAGTTCATCAGGGGTGTCGTCATCTAAATCAAATCCAAACAACCCTTGAGTATTAGCATTAGTGTTGACATACTCTCCATCTGACAACTCAACCAACGTATTATCGATTGTAAAACTTTCACTGGCAGGCGATAAGTTGATGTTATCTAAGAATATGCTGACCCAGTAGTATACGCCTCTGTTTAAGTCATGATCTGATAATTGTGCAAAGAATAGTAGCACTTCAGCCCATGATATCTCTTCCAAATATGGACTACCTTCTCCAAAGAAGTCCTCACGTGCCTCTAAACAGCTGTCTATGACGTTATCATCCTCTTCTCGATGGGATATAAACTTACGATAGAAAAGGTCCTCTAACGTCATATATGTCCCACTGCTCATAGGAATATCCTCTAGTCTACTACGTTTGTAGCTACTCCACTTTGAATGTTCATCTTCATCATATCTCATAATTCCTTCTTGACCTATTTTCTGCATTTCCCAAACACCATCAATAGAGTTTGAGCCTTTGCTTCCCTTTCCATTGTCTTGTTGTGCTTCAATTGTTTCCGTACTAGTACGAAGAATATGATCCCTACTATGAACGACATAATCTGTACCTTCCTCTCCTACAATAAGTGATGTGTCACTAGAATTATAATTAGAACCGCTATCGCTATCTGGAGAATATGCTCTCCCATCTGCATTTCCTCGTGATCTATTTGTGCTCGTGTCTTCTTCTGGTCTTGTGTAGTTTCCTCGTTCATCGTATTCATCCTCATCTATATATTCTGATCCACTATAATATAACTTAGGGTCGTCCCAATCAATATCCTCATGGTTGGCACGCATCTTATCAACCAAATCCCATTTAACAGCTGTCTTATCTACAATTTCTGGTTGACTAGGCTTAGTGTCTGTGTTGCCTTTAAACTGCTTTTCTAATTCATCAAAGTGCTTTAATGCTGTTGTAATGTTTGATGCATTCTTTGATTCTTCAGGTTTCTTTACTGACTTTTTCTTCTTGTAAATGTAAAAAGCAGTAGCCATTGCGGCAGATGCAACAGCTACTGTTATTAATAGTTTGGTTTTAGTCTTCATGGCACTAAATCTCCTTTTCTATTTATCTTTCATCTTATTCTTGTACTTCTCATGCAATGATATTGGACGCTCTTCGTTACGAATATGCATTAGTGTTAATACTGCATAGTTAGCCAAGTCTAATAATGTGTCTTCAATTGATTCGTCTTTAACATTCTGTTGAGCTTTTATCAACTTCTTGAATCTATTAAGCTTATCTGACATACGTATTGCAGGTGCAACTAATCCAAACTCATCTATTGTCTTGTCAAACGAGTCACCATAGTCACTGTTCTTATCAATATATGTGTCTCGCATTTCATCAAGGATCATCTTATTAATTGTTAATTTTGTTTCTTCGTCTTTAGTCATATTGCTCCTATAGTCCAAATCCATTAGCTTGTGAATAGTCAACCATATCATAAATAGGTGTTGGTTTTGTCCAGCTAACAAATTGTCTTGTGTGGAATTCTTGTGTTTCTTCATCTAATTCTGCAATAGCTCGTACTTCAAGAGTAATATCATCAGTAGGACCCCAACCCATATATGAACCAGTTCTTGTACGTTCAAATCCAAGTTCGTCTCTTAAATCGTTTAGTAGAATATAACCATTACGGAATTGCTTATTAAGAATCTTGTCGTTTACAGTTTGTACAAATGTCTTGTTGTATGGTAGATCATCTGATGCAAATTCGGTACTTGAATCAAACCATTCACCAAATGGAGTTGGCTTATCACCACTAACTTTAACATCTAGCTTTTCACCATTCTTATCTTCACGTTCTTCATAAGTTAATTCGTCTTCAAACTTAGCTGTTTCTTCTTCACCATATTGTTCAACCATCTTTTCGTGACGTGTTGCCAATTCAGCAGTAGCTCCAGCCAAAGCAGTTGTCAAAGCTTGTGTACGTTTATAGAATCCTCTCATACCAAATCCAATGGCAGCAATTGAGGCAATACCTAGTGATACAGGAACAATAGTTGCACGAACTACATTGATTAAATACATTCTATCAAGTGTTTCAATCAACTCTTCATTATCCATAGGATGTTCTTCGTCTTCCATCTCTGCAACATATTGTGCACGTTCAGATTCATGGTCTTTTTTAAGAGCATCTAACTTTTCCTTAGTTCCAAATGCCAAATATGATGTAGCTACAAGTCCTGCAGCACCACCTGCAACTAACAAATATGGACTTGCTTTCTTTGTTTCAAATGCAGCTTTATGTGCAAGTCTCGAAGCCTTAACTCCAAATGTTACTTTCTTTTCGGAAGGAATTACTTCCTTGATTTCTCCTGTTATAGCTTTCATTACTTCGTCCCCTTTAGTTGTGTTATCTTTGAGTGCTTTCTTAAATAGTTTCATTACTATTCTCCTTTAAATGTGTTGTATAAAATCATGGTACTCTTTGGTTAATGGATCTGACAATATAGGTTTATCGAAACCATTCCACTTGTGGTAAGTCCAATGCATAACCGTTACGTTTCATAATAATACGTCCTGTTCTCAAGTCAGACCAACCATACGTATTATCTGTGTAACTTGATTCAATACCTAATAAGTCATAAAAGTCTGCAATTGATGCTGAACCATATTCATTAATTTGTTCTTGCAAGGTTGCTAATACATCTTCAGCTTCTGCTCTGTCATCCAATAGAAACGTACTAGCATTGAAATGATTAGTTCTTTGCACTGGGCCATTGTCAACTGGTCCTCTTGAATATGATCTTTGATAGTTCGTTGATGGTCTGTATGATGAATGATAAGTATTACTTGAGCTTGATCGACCTCCATCATCCTTACCATAAATGAGCATACGTGTCCCACTTGTAATAGCGTTGACTAACATATCTTTAGCAGCCGGAAGAATAATTTCCTCAAGTAAATATCCTGTTACACCTGTTCCGTCAGTATCCTTACCAGTAATGCTTTGAACTAACTTAGCTCCAAATGATTTCTTTTCTCTCTTGACTTTTGTTACAATTGGTTTACTTCTTGCAACATGATCACCCCCTTTAATTGTTGGGTTCGGTTCAACCTTCTTAGTAGATTTATCTAAATTCTGCTTCTTTTGTTTTATATCATTATAACTAACTGTTTTACTCATAATTCTCTCCTTTAATTTTCCATAAAAAGAACAGGACTTAATAAGCCTGCTCAATCGTCATCTTAGTTTCTGGGATTACGTTTCTTCAATTTTCCGTCCAACATATATGCTACTAGTACCCAATTGCCTCTAGGTCTATCTCCAATTAATTTGGATTTATAGATATCTAAATGCTTATTGTACCACCAAGCACAGTCGTCAACGAATGGATCAAATATAATGTTATCTCGATTCTTAAATGCTGATTCAACACTGTCTGTTAAGTTTCCTGTTATCTTCTTGATTTCTGAGTATGTCATGTCCTTCACCTTATCTTCCAAATAGTCTTGTTGCTAATGTAAATGATTTGCTTGTAATAATGTCATCTCGTTCAAAGTTCAAGATTAGTAAGATGCTTGTCAAACTAATGATTGGTGACGTAATATCTTTCCAGTTGATCTTAACCTTCTTAGTCTCTCTCAAGTTTGATTCCTCTTGAGCTAAACTTATTAAAGTCTTAAGTTCATCGCAGATTTGATTACGTTCATCCAAGTCATTGGACTGCATCAACTCTTCTTTCTTTTTGTTGATTTCTATTTCAAGCGCATTATGTACTTTAACTAAATTTAATCCTTTAGATATAGTTTTATTCATAATATACACCTTCCTCTCTACTATAGGGTATGTTTTTCTTGCGAATTACATGAAGTCCACATTGATAATGTATGCGTCTCCGACTTCCATAATTCCTGTAATATGAAAGACAACCTCGTCTCCAACCTTGTAAGGCAATTTATCGAAGTTTGTAATCATAATATTATCACCAATATAGTAAGCGTAGCCATACAATGGAACTTTCTTAATCTGTTGTACAACTGCCTTTACGGGTCGTTTAGGATTGCTATCTGGATGCGCCACAATCTCTACTCGAGCCTGATCTATATCAATTGGTCTTGGTGAAGTAAATTGGACATAACTAATAAACCCAAGTAGTGAAAAGAATGAGATAAAACCGATAATACGTCCAGTAATGCTTATACGTTTCTTTGTTTTTTCACTCATAATACTCTCCTTTAATTTTGCATAAAAAGAAGACGCAATTAATCTTCTTTATCAAATAGATTATTAACGTCTTTTCCTTTGAATAGTGCTACTGCTATCACCACAGCTCCATAGATCTCGAGTCCACTTTGAAATAGTTTACCTTTAGTCATTATTTGTTACCTCGCTTTGTATTAAGTTTGTCTATCAGTTTAGTTGCTTTTACTTGAATATCTCCGTAAGCAACTTCAGTAGCAACTCCTAAAGCTCCTGTAATAATAATTCGTGTTGATAATACTATTAAGTTTCGTCCTAATTGTTTTCCTGTTGTGTGCATAATATACACCTTCCTCTCTACTATAGGGTATGTTTTTCTTGCGGATTAATAAGGCTTACGATCACGATTAATCTCTTTAGACAATTGTCGTGCTGCAAAGCCTATGACAAATAGTTGACCACCAACATTGATGCATGCGTTTTGTAATCCTTTTAAGGATTCATTGAATGATAACAATTCTGTGTTTTCCATTATTTGGTTTCTCCTTTATCATAAAAATTAATCCAGTTAGTAATTGTCTCGCACATAAATCCTGAGAACCCATATACATCTTCATATAAGACAGAATAGTTAAAGGGCGTTAAATCCTTATACTTTCTTTTTAATACTGTATACATCTCATATGCCTTTGGACGTGTAACTTGATCCCCCTCAGGCCCAATGTTCTTGTCCCAGGCCAATCGTTTAAAGTCATTTAATAATTCTTCTGATGCTTGCTTCATAATTCTGTTCCTCCTTAAATTGTAAAAAATATAGAGTGGACGACAGGTGGGCTCGAACCACCAACATTTCATTGCTTACAGTGAATGCTCTTCCAACTTGAGCTATGTCTTCCTCTCTACTATAGGGTATGTTTTTCTTGCGGATTTTGCAAAAAAATAGGGCACAATGGCCCCATCCTTATTTGCTATCAAGTTGCTTCTTTGCCTTATCAACCTGAGCTTGGGTTACATCACCATTATTGATAAAGATCTTCATATCACTATCTGAGAAATAGCCCATCATATATAATTGAATGTAATAGCTCATTTACTATATACCTCCGATTCAAGTTTAGCAATCTTTAGTAATGCATCGGCCAGTAACTTATTAGCGTCTAGTGGCTCTGGATGCTCTTCTTTAACAGGAGCTGGGTTACTAATTACTCCTGAAATATAGGTTGACTCATTGAGACGAATCTTATCAATTGTATCTTCATCTAAATCAATGTATAAGAATTCATCTTCTTTGTCACCTATTTTATGAGCTTTTTCATTAGCCCACCCTTGCTCAATTATAGTGCCTGACTTACTTGTCTTAATTTTTGTAAGCATTAGTCATCCTCCTATTAATATGGATCATTATCCCAGTCATCAACTGTTACCCAACTTCCAAACCAAGTTACCGACTGAGTAGACGAACTGGTAGTAGGGGCAATCATTGTAAAGGATGCTCTATTACCACCGATGGCGCCCCAAACAGGTAATGCATAGTTAGGTGACAAACCAACAGCAAGAGCTTTCATGTCACGAGGTCTAAATCCGGTTGGAATAGTGATACCTGAATCCTTCCAACTGCCTAATCCTGAGGCGTTGATTGTTCCAAGCATCCATACCTTATTTCCAGCTCGATAGAAGAGCATTGAGCCACCTGGTTCAGCAATCTCAATATAGTTACCTTCTAATCGTTTCAAACGTCCATCAAACTCATTGTCACGGCTAGAAGGTGGATTATACAATGCATTATTTGGATACACGTTCATAATTGATGATGATAGCCATGAAATATTTGCAATTTGTAGTTGGTACATACTACCTGTGTTGTTAATATCCTCTTGATTAATACTTCCTGTTGCAAATGTAAAGGACACCTGATTATTTACAGGCTTATAATTACCTGCATCATCAGATCCTGTAAAAGTGTTATCACGTGATAAATTAATTGTGATACAAAGGGTTGAATTGACATTTGCTGGAGGAGTTAATGTTACCATTTCGGTATTAACAACTAATCTACCTCTAACAATGACAGCTCCTGGCGCTACATTAAGCGTCTTATTACCATTATTAGATATTCGTAACCCACCTGAGTAAGATCTGATAAGACCATCTTTTTCACCATTTAATCCATAGTAAAGTAGCCCATCACGTTCAGGGGAGACACGCATCTTATCAAATTGAAATCCTGTTAGTGTATTAGCCATGAATTGGCCTCCTTAATCATATGTTTCATCAATTGCAAATTGTAGTGTTGATCTAACGTTACCACATGTAATTGAGAAGTTCTGATCCTCTGATTTAGCGGACCATTTTGTTACAACTGAATCGTATCGTTTACCTTGATAACCAATGATTACTTTATGACCTAAGTCAGTAATTTCTTCGATCTTAGGGTACCTATAATCAACTTCAAATGTTATCTCATGTTGATATGTCTGAGTCTTTAATTCTCTCTTAGCAATTTCCTCGGGGGTTGGTTCAGGCTCTGCATCAGCTGTGGTTGACTTTGTAGTTGGCTCTGTATAGACGTATCCAATCTTTGATACCGGCTTATGGACGTCTACATTTGTATAGTCATTTGTTATTTCATTCTTCTCAGTAAGATAAAATGTATAATAAATGTTCTTATACAATATCATAATACTGTTAGAGTTACCAACATTTTCAGGACGAACATAAATACTAGGCTTAGCAAAGTAGTTGTTGCGATCCAGATAATACACATCTTTAGAAGTTCCACCCTGATGGGCAAGTAAGGCAAATCCAAACTTCTTATTGGTACGATTGTATGAAAAGCCAAGAGGTTGAATGGAGAACTGAGTCGTCTTATACAAGTTTTGTAATAGAGACGTTAAATTATACTCTTTTGGTTTATCTTGGACAATAGACCAATCAATGTCACCCTCAAGTTGAAACATCTTTACATTTGTAAGGTACCGATCAGCTGTAAGCACATAGGAATCTGTAATCTGCTTAACAAATATAGAAGGATTAGCCGCTTTCCATACCTGTTGAATAGGAACTGAGATATTATAGATCTCGGTTAGAGGTCTTGTTGTAATCTTTAAATCCTCAAATGAGTCAACTAGACCAATATACATACATGAATAATAGTCTGAGAAAGTTTGAACTTGGGTTGTTGGTCTAAAGGTTTCGCCAACTGATTTAACAATTACAAAGTCACCATTTGAAATATGATCGTAATTACTAAAGTTGTCAACCATAAATGTGGATTGGGTACTCGTTAGAATATCATTATCAATCTCCCACTTGGAGCACGTGAACTGATATTTTAACAAATCAGTAATGCGATCAATAACCATGACTCGTACATCCATTAGATCACACCCCATTCCTTCATAATTGAGATACCAATATGTGGATCCATAACCGACTCAATACCTTGTTGAAACGCAGCACCTACTTGGAATACTGACTGTCCTAATGGGAATTGTATAAAGCCACGTGTCGTTGGATCAATTGCACTTGTAATATCCTCTTTAGTACCAGCACTCAAGTCATACAAGCTATATTCCTCTTCACCATAGGCTGTATTAACCATTAATCGGTATCCCATAGGAATTGTCATTAATAGCTTCTCTGTTTGCAACGTATTGTAGTTCATATCAAGCACTGACCATGATGGATTGGTTATTGGACCAGTAATACGATCCGTTGTGAACTCAAACTTCATTCCTGTGTATCGTGAGCCACCTGGTATGATAGAGTCATTGTCTACAACCAAGTTCCAGCCCGCTGCTAACGTCTCTGAGGCATACTTGTACGGATATGGGTATCCAAAGTAGCTGGTACGATCATAATATCCCTTGACGTCTTTATAATTAGCTGTAGAGTGCATTGGTTTGACAATATCCCATCTATACCATGGACTGGTTGGTGTAAGGCTCATCTCAGACAACAGATGCCCCGTAGAATGGTCTACATCGCCCTTAGTTAGACTTTTTAGCACAACTTTACGCTCATACTCACCTAAATATGGAACCTTATAGTGCAGATGTAGTGGTGGATTAGACACAATACGTGCAAAGTCATTGAAATCCTTATAATTCTCACCATTAAAGCCAAATATAAGGTTGAACGTTAAGTCTTGTGAGCCGTATGCTACAGTTGCAACCGTACTACCATGCATACTTGGATATAAGCTATAATCTAGTTCTACACCTAAACCTTTCGGATCATAAGCAAACGAGTTTTTAGCATTCATTTCAGCTCGTTCGCCAATAGCATTTGTAATATAAAAACCACGAGGATATCCTGAATAATCACTCATCTAACAATCCTCAACTTTCTTATTTCATTTGTCATCTCATCTTTGAATGTATCCTTAACAATCTGACCTGCTTCTTTAGCTGTAACTGCATCCTTAGCATCAATTTGCATGTTGATATCACCAAATGTAACATCAGCAAGTTTAGTCGTATTAAGATTCTGAGCAGCTTGAGTAACCGGAGTCATAGTTGTAGATAGGGTTGCATTCAATTTCTGTTGATTAAGCTTACTTGCATCAATTACAGGTGTGATAACTGGTGAAAGGTCCATCTTATCATCAACCAAAGCTTGTAGACGATCTCCTAAGTCACCAAAGGCACCTAATGTTGCGTCTGATAAACGATTAGCAGATTGAACAACAGTTCCTTGTTGGTTGGTAATACCTATTGCGAAACCTTCACCAACATAACCACCAATGCCCATCATAACACGTGAAGGTGATTTAATCTTCATAGCCTTTCTGATGGCACTTGACGCAGCACTAGCAAGACTTCGTGCAGCACTAGCAGCCTTATCAACCCAGCTACTTAATCCACTAACGAATCCTGAACCAGCATATGATCCTTCAGAATGTAATGAGACGTGCGATCCAGTCTTAGCATTGTTACCAAGTCCAGCACCTTGTGTTCTAGCGGCACCTTTCTTGCTACCAACACCATTACTAAATTGTCCACCTGCTTTTGATCCTGCACCATTCAATGATACACTATTGGCACCACCTAAGGCACCGTTACCAATAGAGTTACCTGACGAGTGTGCAGCTCCTGTCATTGAGAAGACACCATTACTAAATTGTCCACCCTTTTGACTACCTGCTCCAGCAAGATCAGCACTCATAGCACCATTTTTAGCACCATTACCTAAGACTCCACCTGCGGCAGATGCATTACCCGCCTGTCCTGCAACATTGGCACTAAATTGTCCACCTTTCTCGGTAGCAACTGTATCAATATCAAAGGCAGATCGTAATCCTTCTTTAGCTTGTGTACCTAAGTCAGATGTAACTCCCTTAATACCTGGGATCCATCCAAACATGACATCAACAATCTTAGCAAGTCCGTCAATAACAACTTCAAGGACTGCTTCAATTAAATTCATTACTGCATCGACAAGTTGTTGACCATTCTCACGTAACGAATTAGCCATACCATTAACCAATGATAGTATTAAATTAACACCAGCATCAATCAATGTACCCGCATTCTCAGCAATAGCCGCAGCAAAGTTTGCAACTAACTCAACAGCAACAGTAGCCAATTGATAAATATTGTCAGCAATTGCACCAATCAATCCAATGATAAGTTGCATACCTGAATTGGCAATAGATGGTGCAGCTTCTGCAATACCTTGAGCTAGAGACGTAACCACCGTCACACCAAACGTTACCATCTGAGGAATAAGTGTTGTAAGACCTTGCAATAATAGTCCGAGTGATGCAATAACAGCAGCAATAGAAGCAGCAGTCATTGAAGCAAGTAGGGCAATAGCTGACGTAAATCCAGTTAATACCAAACCAATAGCACCAATTGCAAGACCTAATGATCCAATGGCAACTGAGAATGCTAACAACGATGCGGCCCCAGCAACCCCAATAAGACGTGATGCAACACCCATAATTGTGAATGCACCTGCTAAACCAATTAGGGCAACTGCCATACCAGCCAAAGGAATAGTTGATAAGATCTTAAGAGGTGGAGCTAGTAATGCTATAGCACCAGCCATAACAGCAATAGCCGCAGCACCTGCTAGACCACCTGAAGCAGCAGCCATAGCAACTACCATTTCAGCTAATGCAACCGCCAATCCTAGTAACGCAGTGGCCATCTTCATAGGATCCATTGCCCCAAGAGCAGCAATTGGAACAACCATAAGATTTAAGGCAGTAGCAGTTAGTACCAATCCAGCAGCAGCACTCATCAAGTTGAGACCTTTGGTTACAGCTGAGAATAACGCTATTTCCGCTAGAACGGCAGCAAGACCTGAAAGACCTTGTATCATATTGTCCATATCAATAGCACCTAAAGCAGCTACAGCCCCAGACATTATGACCATTGATGTAGCAACAAGGTTTAATCCAACAGCCATTGATGGTTTAATACCCACCTTAGACACGGTTAGACAGAATACTGCAACTTCACTTAATACAACTGCTAACCCGGCAAGACCTTGTACCATGTTCTCAAGAGGCAATGCACCCATAATTGCTACAGCACCCGACATGATGACTAAAGCCGACGCCATTGCTATTAGTGAGCTACCTGCACTCGGATCAACACCTTTTATCTTAGATATGGCTTTCAGACCAACAACCAATAAAGTTAATGATGCAGCTAAACCAATTAAAGCAGTAGCCATAGATACGGGATCAATTGTTGACATAAGTTTTAAGGCAATAGCAAGGACCATTAAGGCGTTTGCTAAACTTGTTATCATAATGGCAGATTTAAAGGCACTTGTCCCAACGAACTCAAATGATGATATAGCTTTCAGAGCTCTTGTAAGCATAAGCATTGACACACCTACAACTTCAAGACCTTTAGAGATATCAGTAAAGCTTAATCCTTGAATTAGCTTCATAGCAACAGCCATAGCAACCATCGCTGCAGCAATTTCTACAAGAGTAGCAGCCTTAACAGCACGTTGCAATCCAACAAGACTATCCTTAATTGACGTAAAGTTATCTGCAAACTTCTCAGGTAATTTGAATGAGTCAAGTAAACCTTTAAGAGCATCCTTAATTTCATCTGAACTCTTAGTAAACTTAGTTGCAGCTCCTACAATTGCTCCAATTCCGGCAGCACCAAACAGCTTCGTAATATCCATGTGACCAACTGTCTTACCAAATTGATCAGCCATTTTCTGTAATCCAGGAGCCGTAGCATCAGCAACTTTACCAATTAGAGTACCTAGATTCTTAAGTGCATCAATAGCTATACCAACACCAGTTTGAATGATTTGTCCAAGAGCTGAGAATGACTTACCAATTCCTGAAGCACTCTTACTCAATCCATCAGACGAACTTACTGCTCGATCAAAGCCTGTTATCATATCACCGATTGCAGAAGTAACAGATAGAAGTCCGCTACCTAGTCCACTTGGAATAAGACCAATAAAGGCTTTACCAATAGTTGTAACAACCTTAATTCCCAAATCAATAACTGAGAACAAGCCTCTAAACGTAGCACGAACTTTAGAAGCCGTTGAATCAGACATTATTAAATGCTTTGAGAAACTGGCAAAGCTTTTTGCAGCATTAGATAATCCTTGAGCTGTGGCAGGTGGAAATACATCTCTGAATGCCTTTTGAACGGTTGTAATAACTTTACCAAGACCTTCAAAGGTATTCGATAAACCTGTGATGACAGCAGATCGTCCACCTAACTCAACAAACCCTTTAGCTAATTCATTACGTGCATTTGCTTGTTTTTGGATTGCTCCAGTTACAACATTTGAAATACCAGTCCATAGCTTAGGAGCTTCTGTAAATCCACCAATAAGGTATTCAAAGGTTTGCGACCAACCGGACTTAAGCTCATCTTCAACCGTATCCATCAAGTCACTATACGTCTTAACCTGAGTAGCGGCTTTGAGCATTGACTTATCATTGGCAAACTCTTGAAGTGTCTTCATAAGAACATCAGTCGTCAACCAGCCGTCCTGTAATGACTCACGGAACGATTTAGAAGTGTCAACGTTCTTACCCATTGCTTTAGCTGTGTTTTGTAAGGCGGTTTGGAATTTCTTACCACCCATACCTGCATTAACAACAGAGTTCCAGTCTTGCAAACCAACCTTACCAGCAGCAATAGCTTGTGATAATTGATACATGGCCATGGCCGCTTGTTGTGTAGATGAACCTGATGAAGCAGCCAAGTTACCAATACCTTGAATGGCAATCTGTGACGTCTTTAAGTCAACACCAGCAGCTGTAAAAGTACCCATGTTCGTTGTCATGTCTTCAAATGAGTAAATAGTCTTATTAGCATAATCATTTAACTCACCTAAGGACTTTGTTACATCATTAAGATTAGATTTACCTTCTGTATTGGCAAGGATAACCTGAATGGCTTTCAACTTGCTTTCATACATATTAAATCCAGATAAAATTGGCTCAATAGCAAATGACTTCACCAAAGCTGATCCTGCAGACATAGCCCTGCTTGTGATATTGGACAGTGCGGTCATCGCGACAACACTTAATGCCGAGAATTTAGTTTGGACAACCCCGGCGTCGTCACCAATCTTTGAAATGTTTACATCAGTTGCTGCTTTGCTGACTCCTCGTAGAGACGACTCTGCCTTACCAAAGTCCAGTCCACCTGAGACCTTTTTAAATGCATTTGTTAATGTTGAGAAAGCACTAATTGATGACTTTACTTTGTTTAGGAAATCAGAATTATTTAATGATAGTTTTACAATTTTATCATCAACTGGACGGCTCATTTAAGCACCTCCTTTAACATCCTGTCAACCCCCGTCGTAAAGATTGGGCGAAGGGCAGGATTAATGTAATCTCTTGGGGGTATGTAACCACCATGACCATTACCGTGACCATACTGGATTAGCATTGCAACGTTTGCACTTGTCTCTGTATGTGCATCATTCTTCCAATACAGTTGATAACCTCCTGAAGACTTGTTTACTTGATAAGACCAATGTGACGCTGTTTCACCAGTATCAACAGGAGTTAAACTACTAAGGTTTTTTACCCCATTTTGACCTAAATCACGAAGGGGTCCAGCAGGACTCCGTGTCTGTACTTTTTTCAACCAGCGCTCAATAGCAAACTCTGATTTTGGAATGCTTATATCAATTTTCATAAGCGACTATCCTTTCGTTTTCAATTGGGCTCGACGTTGTGCGTTTAATGCACGGTTACGTTCCGCCACTGTAGCAGAACCCATCTTCTTCTGTGGTTGAGCACGTATTTGCATTACACGAATTAATGTCATAAGACGATTTATGTTCCATACCTCGCAGGCAAGTGGAATGTGCAATTCAAACATCATGGCATACACTAATTCACTTGTCATATACGACCCATTTGATGAAGGAGTTTCAGGTTCTGAATGTATGGTTGTAGCTGTGTGTGATTCTGTAATGTATGATGACAACTCTGAGATAAAGGTATCATCCATCAACTCAGTTGGGAATTTGGTTGTGCACATCTCTTGGATCAATGGAACCAATGTATCTGTTGTCAACTTAGTTGTAAAGAATGGCTTGCACTCTTTTGATTCCCACTCAGCAATAGTCTTCAACGACAACTCGAACTGGTATGTTCCTTCAGCGGACTCGAACTGCTCACTATGGGAATTGAAATAATCTTTCTTCTTAAACGTATATTCAAACATGCTGCTCTCCTTTTTCAGAAAAAAATAGGAGTCCTAGGACCCCTAACGAAGTAGTTAATATCCGAGATTGACATACTTTTGAGCGCCATCATAGTAACGTCCTAAGAATGCTTTACGGAAATCTCCTACTCCACATACACCAGCCTTAATTGCTTTAGCCAATGCGCGATTTAAAGTGTCAGCATTAGATGAGCCAAGGGCATAATTGACAACCGCTTGAACTGCGTCATAATACTTTCCTAAACTATTGATACGATCTTGACCTGAACCATACTTACCCCAAATTGTTTCGTTTGCAATCTTCTCAATGTTCTCGGTTGCTGGATTTGGAATAGGTTTAGTTGAAACGTCTGGTTTACTTTCAGTTTGAGATGGTTTGGCAAGTGCTTTCCAACCTTCTGCTGAAATGTTTGCTACGTTTCGATCAAGTTTACCTTTTGAAGATGTGAATTGCCAGAGGGTATAATAAGGCCAAGGAGACGTCTTATAGATAAAGTTTGGAACCGTCCAAGTAGCAGCATCTGTCGGATAACCCGCAATCCATAATCCACAATAAGGAGCACAACTCGCTACTTGTGAAATTGCAGAAGCTTGCACATAGACAAGAGGCCAAACATTTGTCAAATCATGTACTCGTCTAACAAAGTTGAGTGCCCATGAGGTATTACCCCAAGCTTTATTCTCTCCTTGTTCCCAGTCAAGAGCCAATACAGCCGATCCAACGTAGTTCTTAATTGATGCTACGAAATAGTTGGCTTCAGCGACTGGATCTCCACCTTCAGCATAGTGATATAATCCTAACAATTTCCCTGCATTTTTAGCAGCGTCATATTGAGCATTACAACTAGGATTAACATACCATGTGCCTTGTGTTGCCTTACTAATACTTCCATCAACACCTGGTAGGGTCGCATCACTAATTGGATTATATGATGAAAGGTCAACGAATTTAAGCATTGTTGTTCCCTCCTTCTACTACTGATAATTGTGCAGGGGCTGAAGCAACTCCTTTACCGAATACTTCTGCTTTCTTAGGATCATTAAGCAGTCCTTCAAAGAAAGTTGCATATGCTGCAGATTCTGAGAATTGTTTCTTCAATTCAGCGTTCTTAATGAAACGTTTACCATCTTCTGAACGTTGACCATATGAGTCAAGGATTAATTCGTCCATAAAGTTCAACATCTTATCTACATCTTTTGAGTCAACTAATTTCTTAACATAAGATTGAATGTCTCCACCAATACGAGCTTGAATACGTGAAGCTTCCAATCTATTCATGTTGAAATATGCAGTTTCTACTTGTTCATTTCCATTAAAATCTACGTATTTAATATCTTCTTTAATCATTATTATATCCCTCTTCTAATTGTATTAAGCTTCTGAGCCAGCGTCGCCAGTTGGAGCTGGTATTTTCAACAAAGAAAGTAGTTCTTTAGGTGTTGGCAACTTAGCTTCTGTATTAGCATCTGATCCGTATAGTGTATCTGTAAGAGTCTTCCAAATTTCAGGAGTTGTCTTATCTTTACTTAAAGTAATAGATGCAGTTGGCTTATGAGCGTCATCAACTTCTTCAGGTGTTGTTGTAAATGCCCATGAGAATGTAACAGCAGCTGGTGAGTCATTAACAGTTTCATAAGCACGTTCTGATGGTGAAGCTTTGGCACCATAAATCAAGTGAATCTTTTCCCCGTATGCATCGCCCTTGGTATCATTACCTTCAAGTGTACGATATGAGAATCCGAACATTTTACGAGTTTGTTGACCTACTGTTACACCTGCAACTAAGTCAGCAGTACCGTCACATTCACCAAATTCATCAGGGTATGTGTATGCTTCAATTGTACCCTTTAGTGATTCAGCTGATAGCAATGATAGGTATTTAATATTATCAGCATAAATGTCAGTAGCTTCAGCACCTTCTGGTGATTCAGTTACTTTAGTTAAACCATTCCAAGCAACACCTTTCCCGTATGTGCCATCTTCATCGACAGCATACAAGACACCGTGATCAGTACCTGTTTCATAAGTGTGCTTTCCTTTTTCGTCCCAAGCAATTTTAACCATGTGTATTACGCTCCTTCATTTTTATCCATATAAATTGTAAATACTATGTGATTCAAGTTATCTGCAATGAATGATGTCTTAAAACTAGCATAAGGTATTTCATCAATCATCTTAAACGGAATATCGGGCTCTGGGTCCTTAGATATGTATGTTACGTCATATGCAATAACCGATGTATATGCCTTATTATCAGCATAGACTACCATATGGTTTGCAATAGTGTATACAATACAAGGATAGGTGAGGGCTATATTCGCTGCAGGTTGAAAGTAGACACGATCTGCATAGGTATTTAGCAAATTCTCAATGTATGTTCTACGCTCCATTCCATATTCCTCCTACTGATAATATAATACGTGGACGGGCAACAGTCATTGATGTCACCTTCCACTTTTGTCCTTCAAAGACTACGTATCGTATCTGTGAGCAATGCAGAAAAGCATACTTGTCACCCACAATACTAATCCTATTAGACAAGGTTACATCGTCATATGCAGTTTGTGAAGGTTCCATCTGTTGAGTATAGTTCAGAACATCTCCACGCATTTGACGCTCATCATATGATGTTGTGGCAATCCCATCCACAAGCTTTGGCTCTGACTCATATCCGACTACTCCAGAGAATCTAGCCATTTTGACTTAATCCTTAGGCTTCAGATCCAGAAGCTGCAGCCTTAACAGTAACAGCAATAGCAGCATGTGGGATTGTCAAGGCACCAGATAGACGTGTTTCAATTAGGTACTTGTATTGGTTAAAGTCAATATCAAAGTCATCAAATGATGTAACTTCTCCACCCTTAGTTGAACCAACAGTATAGTCACTTAAATTGACAATAATCATTTGACCTTCCGCTAAGAATGTTGTTGGTACAATTTCCTTAACCCCAAGACGAGTTGCAATATTAACGTCTGAAGGAATGTCACCAAATAGGAAACGACCATCATTAGCTTTAAGCAACTTAAGATCTGCCAATGTGTGTGGGTTGATAAATAGTGAAGGAACACCTGAACCTTGGTAGTCAGCCATCGCTTTAATAACTGTTTCAATTAATGAAGCAACGTCTGGTGATTCTGATTTGATTGTGTATAGGTCATCATCAGTAAGAATTGGACGAATCTTATCAGCCTTGATCTTGTCTTCAGCTGTAACTTCACGACCATCACCAACTAAGATAGCACGAGCAATTTCTTCGTTAAGCATTTCTCTCATTTCACCATTGATCCAGGCAACAGTATCAAAGTCAGTAATGTCAACAATGTCGTCACGATCTAACTTTTGTTTCTTGTAGACAGTTTGTGGTTCTGTTGTACGTGTCAAGATAGGGAATACTTCTTCAAGCTTTTCTTTACCTTTAATATAACCTTTGGCACGAGCAGTAGCAGGTGTTAAGTCGGCTACAAATGTCTTAACTCTTGAGAATGGTGATTTAGAAATTCCATTAACAATCTTATCAGCATTACCTTGTCCAGCATGATAAAGAACGGGAGCACCTGTGATGTTTTGTGCTTCAGGGAATAATTTTTCAACATTTGTGATTGAGTGCTTAATAATAGAATCCTTTAATGTTCCTAAATCCTTAGCATCAGCTAGAACATCGTTAAGATCAGAATGTGTTAGTGTTTCACCTTGTGAGCCAGATTCAAATACGTTGTGTGTCATTGTTGTATCTCCTTTTTTTAACTTAGTTTTGTCGACAGTTTTTGTATCATCTTCAGATGTGTCTTGTGACACAGGTTCAGGCTTGTCATCACCATCATCTGGTTTGTCAGAGTTGTTTGTAGCTGTGTCTTCAATAGCCATGGCAATTAACGATTCAACAGTCATCTTTTGCTCGTCAGTCATTGCATTGTAAACGTCTGCAATAGTCTTATCATCGTCACTTGTATCTGTTGATGTAGGTGGTACTTGTTTTTGGTCTGTATCTGTTGTTTCTGGATCATCTTGTTGTTTCTTCTTTTGGTCATCAGTGTTCATATCTGGTGATTCCTCCTTTTTATTAAGTACATCATTGGCTGAATGAATCAGGTTTCCTGGATAAATGATGCCTTCTTCATTATCTCCTGTTGCAGAGTGTTTAACAACGGTGTCAATTAATGCACCAGGGTTCGCACCAGCAAGAACAAGACTTACTTCATAAATATTTCCATGAATTACGTCATGACCGTTGGACGCCCGTTGAACATGGTTGGCAGCAATGGACATTGCACTAATGTCTCCGTGTTCGATTAAAGAACGAGCGTGGTTAGCTTCATCGGTATCATTGAAATGCCCATAACCATACACACCCTCATCCTCATTCGAAAGGTTCACATGACCCAATACGTTTGATGGAGTATTCGAGTCGTGCTCCCAAACCAATGGGACAACCTTATCAGCATTGCTTAGAAAAGCATCATGCTTAATGACTACACCATCAGCACACAGGATATCATTCTTTGTAACCCATCCTGCGAAATCATAATCTTTCATCTAGATCCTTCCTTTCTATGAGTTTATTCACCATTTTGACTATCTGCAGCTGGGGGCGTGAGTGACCCAGTATCAAATCCTGTTGGATCGGCAAGAGCTGTAGCCTGATTAACGTCCGCAATATTACGGTTGGCAAGTTGATCAGCATCAGGACTGGAGTTTGGACTAAATCCAATAATTCCACGAATCTCATTTGGAGTGAGAATAGCATTACGTGAGAATGTGTCTGCAATACTAGCTAGCTGCTCAACTGGAACTAGTTTAAATGGATCTCTGTAGGCCACAAGTTTTTGTCCTTGAGTCCGAGCAGTTTTTGTCAGAAATTTTCGTGTAAACTCGGAAGTAACGGCTTCTAGAATTGGATCAATCGTACGGTTATAGTATGCTCGCATTTCCGCTTCATTTGCTGTCCCGTTAAACACATTTTCTGTGAGTCCTATTTCATTGTAGAATTCCTTTGTTAAATACTCAATTTCACTTTGCATGTTTGGAGCTATTGGACGATTTAGTTGGGTGATCTTCTCTGAAGCATCCACGTAACCAATGCCATACTTGTTACTTTCGTCCATTTGCTTCTGTAACAGCTCAACACGTTGCTTTGCCATCTTAGTACGTTCAGCACCTTTAACAGTATATGGCAGTTGCAATATAAGATTTAACTTTCCACTAGACTCTAGATCATCAAGGTTATCAGCAATTGCTAACTTCCTAATGAGCCGTCTTAATGTTCCGTTGTTTCCATTAACTACACTGTACAAAGGATTCTGAATAATACCAACCGTTGACTTTGGTAACGTTATCTCTTCTTCTCGACCTGTTTGGTCATTATATAGTGACACTCGAACAGCTCTTGGATACCAGGTAACAACTCTACCTACTCTCATTGATACAATATCGTATGATTCCGTCTTCAATAATGACTTGGTTGTATCTACCGGTACAATAGCTACGACACCATAGTCAAGTAATGAATATACTAAATCATGCATAAAACTTCGACCCGTTTGATCGACGTTTGCTTCATCTCTCAAGCACTTTTGTAAACCAGAGTCAACCTTAGTTTGATTTCCGGTTTCTGTATCCTCTTTAACATGCAGAATATTAACCATAGATGAATCAATGGCAATCCTATTAAAAACGGTACTAGCCAGAGAAGATTCAGATAATGCATGACGTCGAATCAATGCTGAATTACTTCCATATCCATACTCTAAATTAGAGTTACTGACATCTTTGGATGTGAACGCATTCCAAGCACTTTTGAATCTATCTGTTAGACCCATTACATGAATACCTCCTTATTACGATTGTAAGCTACCCATGCATCAATCAAAGCAGCAACATTATCAATCTTCTCGTCAGAACGTTTCTTAGACAATTTTAGATTACCATTATTATCCTCTATTGCAACTGCATTTCCCATTGAGAAGCTCATCAACGACTCATCAAAGATTAAACAATTTGCTTGAGCAAGATTCTTGAGATCACCCATGGGAACAGATTCAGTTCTAGCACCTTGACGTACCTTTTCCAATCCATAGGATCCATTATATATCTTCCACGATTCAATAAACTCATAAGAATTGTATGGATCATATCCCAAGGCTTCAATAATGTACTCGTGCTTATCAATGAACTCATTAAGATCATCGAACACCTTTTTCATGTCCAATGTTGGATCATCCATAATAATTAATGAACCTTCTTCAACAAATTCTTGATATTTGATTTGCATGGCTGATGTTAGCTTCCTTACTTTTGAATCTGATACGTATGAACGAGTTTTGATTCCGTATTTTCCATTCTCCAATGGGAATAAGAATGTAAAGGCACAGAAGTCATCACCCTGTGACAAATCGGCTCCTAGAATTGAGCTCATCCCGTTATAATTCTGTTTAGCTTTTGTTGGTAAAGTTTCCTCATAGACAAAGTAGTAGGTGTATCCTTCAACTGGTATACCAAATCTTTTTGCTAGCATATCATTACGTTTAGATGGTGCAGCCGCTGCCTCATCAACCTCTCTTTGATACGCATCATAACTTACAGTAGCTCCAAGATTAGGATTTGCTTTAAGCCATAACTCAGGTTCATTCACTTCATCAAGATTATCCAGTTTGTAGTACCAGATTGAAACGTGTGGATTAAACGTATCTCCATGTAGTATGTTTTCTAACTCCATTTTGATTGTATCACCAACACCGTCACGATCTGTTCCCTCAGAACTGGTAGCTACAATCGTGTAATCCTTAACCTTTGAGGCACCTTGCTCAACGGCTCCAATCACGTCCTCTTTGACATGACCAGAAAGCCATTCATCAACAACATTAACTTTGGTTCTCAAACCTTGCAACTTATCAACAGACATCGGACGAACCTCTAACAAAGAGTTGGTTAGAAAGTTCTCAATCCCTTTCTTTGTTGAAGCCATCCCAACCTTAGACCATGAGTTTGATTCTACTGAGCCATCTGTTAAGAATTTAAACAAAGGTCCAGGGGATCTTGACAGAGCTGTTCGAATAGGTCCCATCGTCTCATTAGCTTGCTTCATTGTTGGAGCGGTGACTAATTGATGCGTGGTAGTTCGATCCATAACCAAGTTATAAGCTTGTATAAAAGAATCGTACATCGACTTAGCAGCGCCACGTCCAACTATTAGGAATTGCTTGTTTACCAATCTTCGTTTAACAGTATGGATCTCGTATCTACGGTCCTGTTGATTGTAGAACTTCTCATCACTGTAATAGAACCATGACAATAATGATTCTGCCCATAGTTTAAATGAGGGCAATAACTTAACTGGTGAACCGTCTGTTAAAGTCATTTCAGTTTCACAGAACTTAACGAACCCATCTATTGCTTCATCGTCATAATAATACTCGTTACTATTGATGAGGAAGTCTATTCGATTCATCTCTAGGGACACCTCTTTATTAACAGGAATTTCACCATCAAGAACTTGGTTTCTAAATTCATTGTAATATCGAGGAACAGCTGTATTAGATAATGTCATAGACTCACCTCCTTGTACACTTAGCTATTTTGTTTATGCTTCTTATAGGCAGTTGTTCCTGCAGCAACCAATGCACTTGCAACTAATCCAGTCAATTCTCGATTTCCATTTTGTGTTGGCACTTTCATTCGTCCAACTTGTTGAATGTACTGTCGTCCTTTTGATCGTCTAGCTGATTGTGCTTGTGCTGTTTGAACCTGTCGTTGGAACTCATTTTCTAGTCTTAATCTTGATACAGCTGTTGATATTTCTTGATTCGACATTTCGCCTCGACGGTCATACATCTTAGACCATCCCTTAGCTCGTTTTCTACTTGCCTTGGCGTATGCCTTATCTTCTTTTCGTTGTTGACGTGCGTTAGGCTCTCCTGTTGACTGAACCCTTTGTCTAACACCCCAACGCATTCCTTTTATTCCATGATGTTGAATGTCTGCTACTAGCTTATCAACATACACACTGTCTACATCTACCATTTATTATCACCTCCTTTCAAGTTCATCTGGAGTTAATAATTGTTCAGATCTCCAAAGAAGTTCTTTTGCTGCTTCGTTCATTGCGGAAAGAGTGGTAGGCTGTGGCGGATCAAATAAAACTTTTGTCTTCAAATACACGTACTGCTTAAGAAGTACAGATGTTTCATTTTTCTTTTTGTCGTCAGGACTTAGTACAGTATCCCAATCGGTGTCAGCATCAACAAGTTGTATTGGGGCAATAGTGCCAACTTGACTAAATGCTGCCATTGACGAATTTATGTCTGTTAATAACTCGGCATCAAATCCATCGTCGTCTTTTGATACATTTAATATATCTTTTACATCAGCAAGAACTTTTACCATAATTGTGTATCACCAGGCTTTCTATCTATTGGATTTTCGTATATGGTTCCTTTATGATAGTGCAATTCATTATGTGTTTCATAAGATACACATATCAAATTTTCAGGATTAACTAAATTCTCAGTATGCTCGTATAAGTCATCTTCTGTAATAGGATTAATATGATGCACAATGATACGTCCAGCAATATCGCATCCCATAACTGCCAAGTCACATCCGAGATCCCTACGTATTATTTCTTTTCGCACCTTAACCCATCCTGGTGACTTGTAAAAACCTTCAGCAATGGCTCTTGGGGAATCAATCTCTCCATGTAGAGCTAAATATTTAAACCGATCACCGTATGAATCATATGTTAAGGCTTCTGAATAACTACGTCTCGTCATTTTTACTGCCATACCCTCGAAGTGCCTCAATGGCCTCAGTATATAATCCACTCTTATCCTCAGCATTAACAATACTATCTGCTTTTGCTTTAACTAGCTTGGATTGACTTCTTAATACCTCTTGTTCCAACTGATCTCTCTGTGTAGCCATTTTTAAGAAGTGCGTAATGACTGAAGGAGAGGCTGTTCCATCTTTTAATTGCTTGGCTGCTAAATCAACTGCTAAACTAATTAATTGATTCTCTCTAGCGGTTGGATTTAACGAGGCTTTCTCTTTTCTCTTCTTTTTCTCAACCATATTGTTTACCTCTATCTAGATGCTTGTCGAATAGCATTCACAGTTGCATTGATATAGTCAGAAGCCTGTTCTGGTGTAATCTTGATTCCTACTTCTGATGCATATTCAATTAGTTTAACACAACCTGCAGAATGCTTTTCATCATTATCCTTATTTAAATCTTGATCAAGTGATCGTGTTATAACTTCTGCCCGATCAGCCAATACTTTAACACGTTGACTTCGTGTCTTTGCAGATATTAAATGTGCAACAGCTGTTGCTATAGGCAATAATGAAATTATAACAGTCACAATTGATATCATAGTTGTAATAAATGTACCCACACTCTTTCACCTCTATTTTGTATTGTCAGGATTTCCATCTGTATCTTCATCTTCTAAGCTTTGCAAATACTTCTCTACTTTTTTTGTGACAAAACTATTACCGCCAAGCTTCCTATACTTTTTATAGAAGTACGATACTTCACTTGCTGACAAGCGACGAGATTCAATCCCTTCTAGTATCTGAAGACGAACAATCTCTTTAGTTGTATCACGGTAACGTTCCTCGTTTAACTCATGTTCCTGGTTTAATTGACTTTTCATTTCATCAATCATTATTTTATGGTTGTCATCAACACGCTTATCAATTCTATTGACCATGTGATACAACGTCACCATAATTGATGACACTATGGCAATTATTTCAGGAGTAAAAATGTGACCAAGGGTATAATCTAGCCACTTAACAAACATCATACGCATCACCCTCCTTTCATGCCCTTAATAGAAATTCCTACACGACTTTAACATTAGTTGTGTAAGGGGATCAAACACACTCATACTAATTATGTGTATTCTTGAAGGGATTACCGATAGTTTAGTATGAGTTAGGCCGTAGTTAAAGCCAGACATGGGTTGTGTAGGAACCTCTATGAAAGGCATGAAGCGAACAGTAATGCGAACACATGTTCCCAAATGACCCCCGGAGAAAATAGGGATAGCTAGGACGATCATGGGCGGGCGCGAATTTTTTGCGCACCTCCCCTTGGGTCTTTCATTTTTTTATTTTTATATTTTATTTTGTTTCGTCGAGTTTGTAAATTCCTAAAACATCATTCTTTAAAATTTCTTGAATTGCTGTATCAATCAATTCTTCTGCGTCATCATCATCAGCATCGACCGGAACATTGGCAACACGAGCAAGGTACTCGGCTGTGAAGTAGCCATGGTCTTGATCCCATTGCTGCCACTTCTCATAGTCCTTCGATGGTTGATACGGATTGTCTATTGTTGTTAGCATGTTGTTCTCCTATCCTTTAACTAATCTACTCAACGTTGACTGAGAGACACCAAGCGACTGTGCTACTTCTGCCTGAGTGTAGCCTCTACTCAATAGGGACTTAGCACGAGATAGCTTAGCTGAACTCATAGTAGTTCTAGCATGAGGTGTAGCTAACTCTTGTACCTTTGTCATGTCAGCGTTGTTCAATACTTTCTCTAGCATGTTATTACTTATGGCTCCTGCTTGAATAGCTTCCCATTCTTTAGGTGTGATAGTAACAACAGACTTAGATGCTTTAGCCTTTGCTCTTCCTGTAGCAAGTGCCTGGGACTTAAGCTTCTTTATTTGATCTGGTGACATATCTTCTGTTCTATTTTTATAGTAAATGTCGGATGCTAGAATTTGAGCACGACGTTCACGAGGTGCATTAGATATGGATATGTTTACTTTGGTCTCTAAGGATTTAACCTCTTTAGAATATAACTTAGAGGCTTCCTTATTTCTAACGACTGGATGAATATGATTAGCCTGGTTTCTGGCAGATGATTCTAATTTCTTAAGACTATTAACATATGAAGCATATGCATTCTCAACTTCTGTACCTGAAGATAATGTACGAGCATCCTTTGTCTTAAGCATTAATGATTCAGTCTTGCCTCGCTTAATCTTTGTTGTTACTTTGCCAGTCTTCTTATCAACAACCTTAACTTCTTTAGAAGGAAGTTGATACTGCTTCTTGGATCTTGAGATCAAAGTTGATGCACCAACATGTGACTTTCCTTTTGAATCTGTCCAACTCTGGTATTTCTTTTGTAATGCGGCAATACCATTATCTTTTGCTGACTGCTTCCAATCAAGTTGATGCTTCTCAGAATCAATGACAACCATTGAATGTCTAACAGCACGAGTTAGTTCAGCAGTAGATGCACCTTTGATTGTCATGTCAGTAATAAGGTTCGATACAACACCCATCTGAGTTTGCTTCTGTCGTGGACTGATTGTCTTCTTACCAACAGAATAGGAGTTTGGATCAAAGTTCTCAAGACCTTTTAGACTGGATGTTGCCTTAATACGTTTTGAGTTATTAGGTATTAGATA